GTCTCGTGAAGAGGTGCTGGGTCATCGTGCATAATAGTTTGGATTGTTGTGTAATCTTTTCCACCAGGAGTTTTAGATTTAACCAACTGTACAATAAGGTCTCTACCTTTTTGTGAATCAGTTACATCACCTTTCTGTCTCCAAATTGGAATGATTTTGTCAAGAATACCATCATTCTTGTAATTGTGTTTGAAACGCCAAAACTTTACACCTTCGTCTTCAGCATCACGGTCAATAACCTTTACGATGTAAAATTTACGAGATTTGTATTGTTTAGCCAATTCTTTGTCTGACTCTTTGCCGGTAGACATCAACTCATCGTGAACCTCATTCAAAGGTGAACGCTCATTGTCATTTTTACCTGGGTCATAGAATTTTTGCCATTTACCACCCACTTGTAATTCGTGATACCAAACCTCTTTGAAAGGTGAAGAACCATCGGGTGTAGGAAGGATACGTACTCTACGTTGTCCTTGAGATTGCCCTTGTGGAAGAATACAAGCAAAATACTTTTTCATTCTTTCCTCTTGGGACATTCGGTTAGAGTCTCCGAAAGACTGTGTGTTTTTTTCGTACTGTGAAAGTACTGCGTCAAGTGAACTCATCATGTTTTTTGTTTAATTAGATTGTTTGTTTATAAATTATAGTTGTTATTTTTCTGTTCGTCAAATTATTTCGCCAAATAAAAAAGGGCCACAACGTGACCCTTTCAATATAGTAAAAAGTTGTTAAAAATCAATACATTTTAAAGGATGTTCCTGTTGGTTCTGCACCATAATTATCAAATGATTTTTTAATATCTGTAGGTACAATATCTTCAACCTCATCTGAAGTTAACACATATTCATTCTTTCCCGATTTTTCCAAATCATCTTGTTTGTCATCAAAAAAATCAGAAAGTTTTTGATTGAATGGTCCACTATCAAGACTTCTCAAGTTTAATTTTTCTTGAGGTGTTTTTGGTCTGTACTGCTCAATCTTCTCTTCCATAGAGTTTAACTTATTGAAAACATCATCCATAGCATTTAACTTGGTTTGTAATCCTTCAATTTGTTTAAACATCATATCAAAATATTCTTGTTGTTTAGTTTCTACATTTTTTTGTGAATTAACTAAATCAGTAATATCTAATTCTTCAGAACCACTGTCACTTTCTTCACTCTTACCACTACCATCAATTTTTTCAACTTCAGTATCAGTTGTTGTATCAATGACTTCAGGTGCCGCTGGTGGTGCACTTAATGTTGGGTCTCCGCCAGGTGCTGCCGCAGGAGCCGCTGCAGGGTCTACAGGAGCCGCAGGGTCTTCAGGTGGTGGGGGTAAATCACCCAAGGCATCTTGTTCTACAATATACTTATTAATAGAATTGTGTCTTTTAATCTCTTCAATAATTTTTTTATCAATTGCCATTTTTTTAACCATTTAATAATTGTTTAACACCTTGTGGTGTTTCAACTTGGACTCTTTTATTTGTTCTCATTGTGTTATCAACTCTTTCAATAAGACCGTCTCTGTCTCTAACTGTATAGCAATTACCAGTATCTAAATCACATACTTCGGTAAATCCATTTCCGGCATTTTTTTCTGTATATCTTGCGTTTTTACCAAGATAATTGTCTAAATGTTGTTTAATATTCATAACTATAGTTTCTTAATAAATATCATTTAAAGTTAACAAGTTTATATTTAGATAATAATTCAACTACATTTTCAGCCGATGTTCTAAAAGTATCCGCCATGTTTTTATTTGACTTAAGCCACTGAGTGTATTGGTCATCTGTTTGGAATCTTTTTTGTGGCCAATATTTAATCCACACTGTATACATATTTTCAACATAACTTTCTTTAGTATCCCAAACTAATGAACCGGTATTTCCAGTTGTAAATAATGGTGCAAATAATAAACTTTTAGATAAAACTTGTTCATTAAGATAATAGTCATTAATAAATTTAACTGAATTTGTAAATGATTCACCGGATGTACCCGTTGTAAATACCGCGCTTGGTTGGGCGTATCCATTTTGGTTAGTTTTACAACCAAATTGTTTTTGAAAATATTTTTCTCTTCCTCCATAACTAATTTGTTGTGGAAAACTACCACCACCTAATATTGTATTACCTAAATCATGATTGTATGTGTAGACAGAGTTGTCATCATGACCATTTACATATGCAGTATATAAAATCATCGCTCTTGCCGGACCTAAAGTAACATTATCTCTAATTATTTTTGCCAAATCAGCAAATGATATTGATTGTTGTGTATTTTCAATTCCAAGAAATTTTTGATATTTAGGATTTGTTGATAACATATCTGCTTGACATTGTGATGGAAATCCTGATGAATATACAACATTAGTCTGAACACCATTACCAATAGTAATAACATTTATTGTTGGTTGTGTTGATGCAACTTCAGTTTCTTTTTGTCTTTTTAATATTTGAACTAATTGTCCCAATAAATTAGCATTAATTGAAACCAATTGTTTTGTTATTAATGGTAATGAATAAATTGGCATCCTAACACCACTAAAAAATGTTTTAAAGTCACCAGCACTAATCGTATGTTCAACAGATTGAATCATATACGGTCCTCTAAACATTGGTACATTCCTTAAGTTAAAATACATTGTAGGTTGAATCATCATATTTCCCATTGATTCTACCCTACACTCATAACTTCTATTTTTATATAAATTATATAAACTAACATTTTGTGTACTTGTTCTTCTACCACCAGCTGAGTTACTCATATCACTAATAACTCTGTTAGCTTCTGTTGTTGCAGCGGCATTATTTTGGTCAAGTTGAATACTATAAAAAACACTTTGGTTTCTAATTCCAAAATCCACATTAAATCCAACAACTTTATTTGATTGTGCCCAATCTGTTTTTGTGTTTTTTACTTCTGAAAGTAATGGCATGTCAGATGACCTTGATAAATCAAACGCATCTGTTCTCCATCTGTAATCAGCGTTTTCTCTCATATCTAAATGCTCGCTTGGTTTTCCGGCATAATAACATACAAATTTTGGTTGTGACTCTCGGTAATCAACATCTAAAAAAGTACCAAATAACGAGTTTGCCAAGTCATTAGCTTTTTCTTCTCTAGGTTTAACACCTTGAGTAACTTCTCCCGCCCCCCAAAAATTCATATAGGCCGGTAATGGCATCATTTGAAATTGATTATCCACAATAATCCTACTTACAAAATCAATAATCCTTGCATCAAGTGATGTTGTTCCCGAAAAGAAATCTTTTAATTTAAAAACATCAACTAATACTTTATCACCAATATCCCTATTTGCCCTATCTAAGAACATAACATCTTGATATAATGTTCTATCTTTAAATTCACTTCCAGCAATCCACTTATCGTTAAATGATTTAAATGCTTCATAAAGTTCTACTTTAGGTTGCATACCGTCAATTGCAGATAATATTGGTTTTTCAGTTGTTTCTACATAATCAGGTAATTCTTTTCTCAATACAAACATTAACTCACCCAAAACATAATTTAGATACTCATCATTATTTGTGTAAAAATCATTTATTGCTGTTATAAAATCTGTCTTTGTATATACACCATTATTCAATGATTTTTGAGTACCAAAAATTTTGATAAGTGGGGCAAAGTTTTTAACATTTCCTTCAGTAAACTCAACATTTAATGTTGGGAAAAAGTCAGTGTAATAACTTCCTGAATTTGAATACGTTAATCCTGTTGTTGTTGCAAATCCAACATATGTTTCCATGGCAATCCAAGCGTTTGGATATGCGGCTTTTGACTGTGGTAAAGTTATTTGTGTTACAGCCCCGTTTGTAACAGGAACACTATTTTGAACATATGCGTTATATGGATAAGGGTCAACAACTTTATTAAAGTTTGTAGTATTCAAAGTTGTAAATGTACCAAACACACGTCTATTAAAATTACTTGGGTTTCCATATTTAAAAACAATATCATAATTTACAAAAGATTGTATTACCGTATTGGCTTGTGTTAATTGAGCATTTCCACAATCAACAACATAATTGTCCAAGGTGCTTGTTAATGTAATTGTTGGAACTAACAACATTTGTGACATCAACCCTTGAAAGTTTTTATTGGCGTAACTTGAGTTTGATAAATCTTCAGATGTTAAATCCGTAAATGATTTACAAAAATTTAAAAATTCAATTTCAAACGAATCTAAAATTTCTGTTTTAAACGTTCCAAAAACATCATCAATTTTAGAATAAGTCTGACCAAATTTAACCACATCCTGTATTTCTAAATTTGGATAAACTTCTTTCATGTATTCATTTGGACTTGGTTTTGTAATACTTGATAATTCAAAGTATCCGAAATTTGGTGCTGCCCAAAATGGTCTTACAGAACCATTAAATACCGCTTTATTATTTTGAACTTCTTGTGTTTGTGTTAATCCTGTTATTGTTTCCGTAAAACATTCACCAACAACTTGGTTATATATGGTACCAAAACTTGGCATCAACAAAGTTTTATATTGTTGGTTTGATTTGAATTTTGGTGAATTTTGTGTTTCAAATGTAGTAAAAAAATTGTTAAATTTTAACACTTGATTTGGTGTTGCATTATATCCAACTTGTGTTGATATTTGAGCGTTTGGTATTGCACCCACAACCAATCCTTGACTAATTGCTGTTTGTATGTCAGTATTTGTATATCCCGTAAATAATTCTTGGCCAGTAACCAAAAAGTATGTGTCATTAATAATCTTTGGATAAAATCCAAGATTCATTTGTACTTGTGTTAAAGTTAATGGTGGTTGTGCTATTGTATCTTGAGCAACAATATTATAATTTTCATTGGTTGATGTAAATGTATATTGTTTCTGTAATGATGAACCATCGGGGTCATAAAGATTTTCAACATCCACATTTTTCCAAACAGAATCTAAAATATCTACATTTGTTTCAACATATGTTTTGTAACGGTGCCAAATAGAACCATATTTTATAATCCAAGCATATGGTAATTTATGTACACCACCAAATTTTGTTAGAGTGGTAAAAATATAATCTAAATCAGTAGAATCTTCTGTTGTAATGTTTTTATATTTTTCTCTTAATGTCGCAAGTGGTAATGAATTTAAAAACAAATATGCTGGTAAAACATATGGAGTTGTGTTTGTATTGTTTCTATCTTTATTAATACCATCTTGTAATGCATTGATAAAGAAAGGTGTGTTTAACATTGATGTTGTTTGGAATGCATCAACATTTCCTGTTTTAGCTTGGTAATTTATTGGTCCTTCGGTTACCAAGAAACTATTATTTAAACGTCTTTCTTTGTAAAATTGGTTAAAGGCCGCCAAAGTTCCTGTTGGTGCCGCACCTGTAAGATTTCCCGACTCACCAACGGATAATATTGGCTTAGGTGTTGTTAATGTTTGAATAAAACAATTATTAACAAAAGGTCTATTGTTGTTTAAACTATCGGCACTTTCATAATTGGTAATATATCTCTGAGTATCATTTAAAAACAAACTTTTTGTTGTATCAAAAACATTACCTTTTGATGTTTTTACACCGGCCAAGTTTTCATTTTGCCAATCAGTAATAACAAATGGATAAACATCCATTATGTTTGTTTGTGTTGACAATGTTGATTTAATATAATTTGATATGTTTGTTAATGATTGAATATTTTTATTCGTAGTTGGCTTTGATTTAATAAACGAATCATTTAAAATTGCATAATCATTTTCTGTAATTGTTCTTAAATACTCAGAAGTAAATTCTCCCCTAATGAATTGTTGCCAACTAGAACCCGTTCCGTCATTTGAAATACTTCTAAGAATTAACGGGAAGTTTTGCGGTGTTAAAGCATAGTTTTTTAATATTTTTGTTAAGCTTGGACTTGTAGACGCGAGTGCCGTTCTTATATTGGAAACCTCTAAGTCAGATAATGTATTATATACCGATAATTGTTTTGCTCCTGATGTAGACAATCTATCCCAATATGACGCCAATAAAACTCTCTCATAAATTTCATAAATAAATTTAACACTATCATAATCACTATACGGTATATTTGTTGTGGGGAATTCAATACCGTTTACAGTAATTCTACTTATTATATTGGCTTCGTTATTACTACCATTTGGGCCCATGTTAATATTAGCTCTTTGAGCCAATCCTTTCATATATTCTTCAACAAATTGAACTTCAGGCCAAACCTTATAATCATTCGCCCTTGTTTTTGAGATTTCTGACGGGTCACCGGGGTATCTTAATTCAAACCTTTCACCATCAGGATTGTTTGTTTCAACAAAATATTGTGGCCAAGGATATACTGGAATATCTTTTAAAGCATTTTGGTCCGTTTGTTGTACTAAATCTTTACTATCCGTACTAACGGAAGATTTTGTATTATCAAACACCGCATTTTTTCTAATTGGGTTTAACCTCTGACTCCAAGCTTGGCTATGTACATCGTCCATTAATCTATAAAACGCTTCAACGGACGCAAATATCATTGCCATGATATTTCTCATTGTTGGTTTAAATCCTAAACCATCATTACCTTCAATTTTTTTAGATAAAAACTCATTTAACGCAAGAACAATTTTTTCTTTTTGTTGGGACAAATCTTCAAATGTTTTATCTAAGATGTCTGAAAAGTTACCAGGTCCGTCAAATACAAAATTATATGTTGGTGGTATACTAGAATTTGCTGTGTTGTCAGAAAATGGTCTAAAGAAACCCGCTTCTTCTGTTTGTAGATTAACTATTTCAAGTGTACTAAGAGCTTCTCGTTTGCGTCTAATTTTAAATGTTTCCGCCCAATCAATATCAGAATCATTTAAACTTTTTCTAACAGAATCCGAACCAACTAAATCAGAACTATAATTAACCATATTACTCATGGCTCTATTAGAACTAACAAGTCCCCTAACTTCTCCAACAGAAAAACCTGTTGGAACATATGGTGGTGTTATCGCGGATGGTATAATTGTTGGTTGTATAGTTAAATTGTTAATTTTAACAACTTTTGATGTTTGTTTTTTACCATCAATTGTAAATGTTCCGGGGTCACTTAATGTTTTATTTTTAGCCAAATCAACTTTATATCCATCAACCAATTGTTTTAATTGTGAATACGCATTAACTTGTAATTGTAAACTAGCTCTAGTGTTATTATTATAAATGTAAGTAAGTACACCATTTTTACCACCGACAGAACTAGGTTTTAATACAAAAAGTTTTTCTTGGTCAAGATATTTCTTAGACCAACTGGTATCATCAGTTGATAACACACTATCTCTTAAACTTGTTAATAATTTAAAATATGTGTCACAATCAGAAAGTGGTGTAAAATCCGTTTGTCCAAAACTTTGTTGTAAATTTTTTTCTAACGCCTCTAATCTAGCTTTTAATTCAGGAAATGAAAGTTCAGGGAGGTTTGGTGAAATTAAACCTAAGGCTTTATATCTTTTGTAAACATCTCTAATGGTTTGACCACCTTTTGTTACCCTCACAGAAGATGTTGTAACATCAGGGTTTCCATTAGATGTTTGAGCTGCGTTTACACCAGGTGAATTTGGTGCGGTATTATTAATTCTATAATCCGTTGTATACATAAACGGTACCGCGAACAAAGCACCAACTTGTGTTTCCGCCAAAATTGTATATTTGTAAGAATAAAATTTTAAACTAATTCTATAATTTCCAGTATTACCTTCAAACGCCGCAGAAAAATTAGTTAAAATAAGTTGATATCTAATTGCTTTACCATAATACCCTTTTAATGTCAAATAAAATGTTGGATACGGTAAGTTAAAGAAGCAGGCATATTCTGAGTTTTCACCCTTTTCAAATAGTGCTCTTCCTTGAACATCAATTAACACAACTTCAACTGTTGGTGTTAAACTTCTTGTATTTTTAATTCTTATACTTTCAATACCTAATAAACCAGTATCTTCACTGTTAATTGTGTTTTGTTTAATATAAAAATCGTCACTCTTGTTTTGTTGTTGTACATTGGTTTTGCTTGGTTGGTTTGTACCTTTACCATCAACAGTGTTTAAACCAGTAATTTCATTTAGATAATTGTTATTCAGTGTTGTTTTTCCACCAGGTCTTAAAAAGTTAATGGATGCGATTGGTGTTGTTTGCACAGCGTCTGTAAGAGCGGAACCAACGGCTAATTTTGTTCTTGGTAACATTTTTGCTTCCAAGTTGGCATACATAACAAGGTCTTCATGATGTATTGGTCTATCCATTGGTTGACCAAGACTGTTCTCAACCTTATTTGGGTCAATTAAAAATATATTATCATAATCGGATTCAATGTAGATATTATCCGTTGTACCAAAATTATCTGCCATAATAGAAGAAATAGTTGTCTAAACCATTTTTATAATCTTGTAATGAAGATATGAGTGGATATGGGATTGTCAATATTGCATTATTTGGAATATTCCATTCCAATCCTCCATATTCAGGATTACCTTGTAATATTAACCAACCAAAAAAAGGTGTTCCATAATATTGTTGAGATACTTTGTCTAACCTACTAAATCCAGTTCTGTAGATATATCTTTGGTCAGACGATTTTGACTGTAGTGGAATAAATGGAACCACAGTTTGTTCACCATTAATTGAAAATTGTTGATATCGGTTGTAATAAGCATCCATTAATTAAATTTTTTCTTGAAGTTATATGGGTTTATGCTTGAACTATCGTTTTTATTTGCGTAAAGATTTTGTAATTGTTTTTTAAGGTCTTCAGATGCAGCACTATCTTCACTAAAATCAACAACTCTTTTTTGTGTTGTACCAAATGGTGGTGTATAATCAACATAATTTTTACCAGTGGTGTTTGTTTGGAATGTTGTCATTAAAGCAAGACCTGTTTGATTTAATTTTGGCCATTGTACATATAATGAATTTGGACCTGAAAAATAATATGATTCAACTGCGAATTTGGTATAAACATCTAACCCTTCTTGTAGTGCGTTTAAGAAATTATCTTTTGCTGATTCAATTGTTATGGCTCTTGACATTAGTAAATATTCTCTTGTTTTTTCTGGTGTTGATAAAAATTCATATCCTGTTGGTGGTGTAAAAACGCCAGGTTCATTTGGTTTATAGGAACTAGTTACATATAATTGTGCTGCGGTTAAATCAGTCAAAAATTGATTGTTATTAGTTGCTATAGAAGTATAATCATTTCTAAGGGATGTTAAAGTATCTATTGGCGTTCCATTAACAGTTTCTGTTTGACCCGTTGTTATATAAATAATTGCAATATTTTTATCATTTAATTTACCGTCATGTCCTGTTGTGGTTCCACTAGCAACAAAATTCATTCTATCAACATTATAAACATAATCTTGTTGTAGTTCTGTTAAAGTATTTACATCAGAGGTAATTGTATTTAAAAAACTACTTCTGTAAGTTTTAACAAAATTTGAATAGTTTTTCTTGAATAATCTTTTTTGAGCCGTTGTAATTACAGATTTTGTAAATTCACCTGATGTGAATATTGGTAAGTTATCATCGTCAACATCTTTTAACAATGCTTTAAATGCTTCGTCAACATATTTTTGAGTATTAATTGGTTTACCATAAATTAAAGTAGTTGTTGATGTTGCGGAATTAAATGAACCCGTGTTATATCCTTGGTTACCACCACCATAATTTAATATTGCCAACATACCATAATTATAGTTCAATAACGCACTATTCATGGTGTTCATAACTCCATTATAATACGCTTTAGTTTTATCAACAAATTTGTTGGTAAATGTACCATATTCAATAGTTCCTGTTTGTCCACTATCTGTTAGACCTGTAAATGTTGAAACACCAATAGTATTTCCACCATCATTTGTTTTATTATTCTGAATGTTGGCAACACCAACAGTTGGTGGATTTTGAGTTAACGCTTGGATAATTTGTTTATCAAGTTTACTTGTATCTTCAGTTGCTTCGGCTCTTTCATCATACATTTCAGTATTAGCATAGTAGTTAAATGATAACGCATTTTGTAATGTATCAATTGGTGCTGCCAATCCTGAACCTCCAACAAAATTAAAACTTAAATTGACATCAACAATCATAGGTTGGAAACCGATACCTTCAGGGTTCATGTCAAATGTTTTATCATATGTAAAACTTAAAGATGTTGGAACAATTTTGGTGTTATAAAAATCTCCAATACGTAATACCATGATTGGTGGTGCTCCAAACGATGTATTTAACGCATCATTATATAGTTTTTCACCATTGGTACCAATTGTTGGAATTGTTTCACCAGGTCTCATACATTGTTGTAGGAAAGTTAAACGTGAGTTAAGTCCCTCAGGCGTTGTTGAGTGAAATGCTGGTTGGAAATATTTAATTTTTTCTTTAATTGAGTCATAAATAAATGGATTTTCAGCCTTTAAAACTTCAAAATAATCACATTCATTTAACAAATATCTTAATAATTTTTTGGATGCTCCTTTATATAAATCTTTTTGTGGTTGTTGATTTACAACAGTATTAGTTTGACCTGGTTTTTGTCCTGTGTTTGGTTTTCCAGCGGCGTTGTTTGCCGCACTATTTTCAGCGGCTGTTGAGCTTGGTTCTGAGTTCTTTTCAATTGGTTTAATTTCAACATTTTTTAATAATACAGCTCTACAAGCCATTGCTCTTGTTGTATATTTTTCAGTATTAAGAGCTTCGTCTTTACAATCGTAAGTACTATAACTTTGTTTACCTCTTGGGGTTACACTTGCAACTTCACCTTTTGCAATAGTATTGAATACTAATGTTGAACCAATAAATTGACCTAATGAATTATTATTCGCACCAAAACTATAAGTTTTAAAGAATTCAACCACAGATTCACCTCTTCTAGTAGACAACTTATCATTATAATCAATTGATGACGATGGTGATGCACTTGCCTCCAAAGTAACTAAAATACTAGAAGCTTGTTTTTGACTCAAAATATTATACATTTTTTGAGCCATTTCTTTTAATCTTGTATAGTTTTCTTCAATAACACCATCAAAAAATTGAGTTGTAACTTGTTTGTCTTTTGAGTTATTATTATACACTTGTTTATTAGATGCTGATGTATAATTAGCATATGTTGTTTGGAAAGCCACCGATGTTGGGCTTGGTATGTCATTATCAAAATAAAACCCAAAACCATTATATTCATTTAATGTTGGGTTTCCTGTGGCATCATCTGTTGTTCCCCCATCTTGTAATGAGTTTGTTGCCGTGGTATTGGTTGCTTTTGAAGCATCAACAATATTTGTATTGGTTGCGTTTGGATTTGTAATAATTTCTTGCCAAGCCTGTAAATCAGTTAATGGAACTGTGTTATAAATTTTAGCAAGTTCATATAAATCATATTTTTTACAACCAGCAAAAAACGAATCAACAATAGAATCTACTTTTTGTCTATCACCTTCATTTGCTAACACCTTATTAACAATAAGATTTAGAATTGACGGATGGTCAACAATCATCTTCCATTTCAATGTACCACTACGAGAAGTGTTTTTATAGGTATAAATTGGTTCGGGTCTACCCAAGAAGGTAGTCTCGTTAAATGATGGTCTTGTATCCTCAGTAAATGATAAATCATATGGTGGAAACCACATTACTCTACCACCATTAGGTCCTTTTTCACAAGCGGGTAAATCATCAACTCTATATCCCGCTCTATATCCTGTTCTCCAAGCCAAGTTTTCAATTGAGAACATGTATTTTTTAACTTTACCATTAACAACACTATCTCCACCTTTTTCAGGTGCGATATTAATGTTGAAAGTAGAGTCCATTACGGAGTATGAAAACTTACGAATATTTCCGTCTTTCTTTTGTAAGTTGTTAAAAGTATAATATGGTGTGTCTTTAGTAAAAACACGACAATATTCAATACCCACATTGGCTTGTCCATCAGAATATCTAACAATCTGAGAACCTTTTGTAATTTCTTTATAACCATCAAAGAAAACTTTTGATGTTTGACTAATTGCGTTACCTACGTGTCCAAATCTGGCTCCTGAATTTGGTTGTGAATCAATTAATCTTTGAGTATCATCTAAAATTGAACCTGGTTTGAATTCATAGTTTACTGATTCAGTTGCTGTAAATTGATTTGATATTGATGGATATGCCGGGTCTTCTGTTCCGTAATCTCCACCAGGTTTTTGATACCTACCTGCGTTTGGTGCCCATTTTTGACTCACCCAACTAAAACCACCAACAATACTACCGTCATCAACAAATGGTTTACCTGCCAAACCAAATTTAAAGTCTTTGTCAACACCTTCATATTCTTTACCTAAAACATCAGGACCATAAACGGGTGCTAATACTTGAGCACCGAATGGGTCAATAGGTACTTGACCAGGAGGAGATGTTAAATATCCGGGTTCCCTTTCAGGACTACCTACATAATAAGTTCCTTGACTGGCGTTGTTAGCAATTGCACCTGTAATAGCGTTTCCAAGTGCCGATAAAATTCCTGTTCCACCTGTATTGTATTGTGGACGGAATCTGTTCATGTCCAAGTTCTGAGTCAATTGAGCTCTTTGACCTGAACCTGTATAGTCTAAAAATACTTGTGATGGTGATGTTGGTCTTGAACCAAATAATCCGAATAAACCACCACGTTTTCCATTACCTGCCGCCTTAATTGCCGATTGTGTTGAGTTAATATCACGGGCTTCATAATAACTTCCCGGTATTGGTGAAAATGGTAATGTAAAACCAGCAATACGTTGGACAATATCTTGACCTTGTGATAAAATATTTCCACCACCTGATGTAATTTTCCAATCCCTATAAATTAAAGGTTTTTTTCCTGCTAAGATTAAAGATAAATTAACGGGGTCTTGAACACCATTTAATATATTAACTCTACCTAATGTCTCAGTTCTAACATTTTGGTCAACTCTATATTGAAACGCTTGTCTTGCACCTTTAACCCCCATTTGAGCAAGTTGTGAGTCATCGCTAGCAGGACCGTTATCACCAACGGGGTCGGCTTGTAATAAAACTGAAAATGGTGAATATGATGATGGTCTGAAACTTGGTGGGTCCCAATATGTCGCATTTTTTTGTACTTTAATAACATCACCCATGTCGTAATAGGTGTATTGGTTTCCTGGCGAATAAACATTTTTAATGTATTGTCTTTTTTGGAACGATACTGAGTATAATTGTAATGCTTCGGTATATGGTGGTGTTGAAGTATAAGGACCTTGGTTTGATAATGTTTGTTGTGTATTAATTAAACCATTAATATTTTTATTATACCCACCTAAAGGACCAAACGTATTGTTTGTATATAATTTGTCGGCATATGGGTCAGCATCAATTAATGCGTCAGGAGAATCAATAACCGAATAATCACTTCTAATATATTCATCAACACCCGATACACCTACAGGAGTATACACACCAGGTTTCGCATAAGGTTTTAAATTCCTTACCAATAATGAATTTCTTACGAATTGTGTTTCAATAAAGGTTAATTTACTTGGCATGTTGTTGTATCATCTATAAATAGATGCACCTTTATTTTTTTATTTAATTTATCCGGTGTTGTTTGGAACAGAACTATATGGACCCTTGACACTACCATCACTAATCATTTTATTAATTTGTTTAATAAATGTTTCGTTTTTAAATAAATCATACACTTGGGTGTCAGTTAAATTACTAGTATTTCCATTTGGTGTTGTAACTTTAATTTCAATCGCACCTTTATAATTAATATCTTCAACTTTTATTGTTTGATTATTTGATGATTGTGATTGGTTTGCGTCCGCTTTATTTGTCATTGTTCCTGATGCGGTGGCTTTTGCGGCCAATTTTTTAAGTCCCGTAACCGCCAAATCTGCCGCTTCAGCAATTTTATTTCCTGAACTATCATATGGTTGAATAGCGGCTTTAAAATCAATACTTGTAATTGATTGTTTTATATTCGCAAAACCATCTTGTACATCCATACCCGCAGTTTTAAAAATTTCAGCAATTTTGGTTGGACTTCCTTCTCCTTGGAATAAATCCATAATACTTTTTCCTGCTTGGTCATAAAATTTATCAATTGAGGCTATTGCTCCTCTTTGATTACCCAGTGTTTTGGTTGCCGCTGTTGACGCTACTTGGGTTGCACCACGACCAAATTCTCTCAGTTCTCTTGGGGCTTTTGAACCGGCAATTGGTGCGGCAACACTATCAACTAGTTGTTTTAAAAGAGCGTTTCCCAATTGGTCTTGATTTAATTGTTCCTTCGCTAATTGTTCCAAAGTCACCGGTTCGTTAGACTTTTTTAATTCTTCAAGGTCTTTGGTATTAATTTCAGAAATTGTTTTTTCTTGGTCACCAATTTTAACTGTGAAAGCTCCTTTCTCTTTGTTGTATTGGGCTACGTTAGCAATAAATTGTTTGGATTCTTCATCAATTCCTGTTGTTTTAAATTCACCTCTAATTTTATTTAACTTTTGTTGACCCTCAGACATTTTGACTAAGTCCTCATACGCAATTCCCGTAGCGTTTGAAATCTCTCTTAAATCACGTTTGGCATTTGGAAAAACTTTAAATTCTTTTGTTGTTTCATCAAAGTATGTAAACTTTTCGGTCATTTTTACAACTTGATTCTGTAATTCAGCAGTATCTTCGGATGCTAAATACATTAATCTAAATGGGTCCGCTAAATCACCAGCAGCAACACCCAACTTTTGAAATGTAGATACCATATCTACCGCACCTTCTGGGTTAAACACCCTTTCAGCAAATCCAAAAATTTCATTCATATTGATACGTAGTCCCGCAGCCTGCGCCGACATTTTAGCCAATCCCGCAACACCGTTTTCAAAACCATATTTGTTAATTGATTCTAAATTGTTTTTAACCAATGTAAAAACTGCACTTGTGTTAACACCAACTTTTCTTGCAATATCAACAGATTGTTGAATGTTATCTTTAATATTTCCGGTTTGAATTCCCGCATCTTGGAATCCTTTCACCATCTCACCAACACCCTCCGAAGACACACCAACGGCTCTTCCTGCGGCATATAATTCACCAACAGTTTCTCCAAGAGTAATAACATTAGTATTTAAACTTTCCGCAATACCTTTTTGTATATTTGTTACATCTGTTAACGAACCCCCCAATCCTGTAACTAATGGTGTCGCAACGGCCAACTCAACATTTAAACTCCTAATGGCCATTTGTGTTTGACCAAAAGTACCTGCAAGTGTTGCGTTAAAATTAGAAAATTCTTTTTCTAAAAATTTTGTTCTAGATAACCAATTGTCATAACCCTGATTTATCGTATCGGTTAAACTGTTGATTGCCGCCTGCGCCATTGTGACGGTATTTCCTGTAGCTGCTTGCATATTCTAATAAATAGAATAAAACTTATTTTTGATAAGTTTCTATTAATTTGTCCACAATATACCTACGAGCATATGTTGGCATTTTTTGAAAATCTGTCCAAGACATATGTAAATCTCGGCTCAGAATAAAAAATTCGTCTAATTGAAATTTCCTATAATCAGAAGAAAACCCGAAAAAACTCCACCCCAAAGGCGATTTCAACATCTACCTTGTTTCCTGACGGGGCTATAACTGTTTTAGTTAAATCTAACTTTGGTTCATTTTCATCAATGAATTTTCTAATGAATTTTGAATCCATAATAGGTAATCCTTCAACAAACTTAATAATAGTTGACGGTGTTGTATCACCATTAACAGATACAATTTGTTTTTGAAGTTTCATTGTAACTCTTGGAGCAACTCTCCCAGCGGGATATGAATCAGCCACCTTACTAATTTCTTGAAGTTCTTTATATAAAAGTGGTTTTAATTTAACGGTTGCCTGTGACTTTGGTAATACAACATCAAATGTACCATCTTCGTTGGGTTCAGTTGATGGTTTTCTAAAATCCAATTCGTCCAACAATATATCCGATGAAAATCTTTTTCCAGTTTCGGGGTCGTTAATACTGATTTTATATTCAGGTCCAAAAGAAGTATTTCTTAAAAATATTAAAATTGCTTCAATATCTCCATTTAACATTTCATCAGGTTTTAAATCTGGTTCGTACAATTTTGTGCGAACTAGTGTCATAATCATATCATCGGTATTTGAACCCATAATGATATTCTCATCTGCGGCGGTCAAATAACCAACCTTAACAGATTTTTTCTTTGATTTGTAGAATTTACCTTCAGATGGTAATTTTACCACATCGTGTGGTAAATTAAATTCTTGTTGTGCGTATTGTAATAAATTTTCGTCCATAAAAAAAAACACAGGGAATAGACCCTGTGTTAAATATACCGTATTAAATTAATTTATCAATATAAAATAAAATACAAAATTAGTAAACTAAGATACAACGGTCCATTTGTAATGTAACGTCCAATCCTGCTAATTTGTCATCACTATATGATACACCATCCCAAGCAGATTTTGTAATCATACATTGTTCAAGAATCCATTTTTCCACAACAACTCCTGTTGGGTCCAACATTTCAAGGTCAACATTCTTTTTATAACCCGCAGCATATCCCATACGACCTGTAACTGATTCAGCGTGTAAACGAACCCACTCCATAAGAGCTTGTGTTGCTGATGGACCAATTGGGTCACGGAAT